ATCCTTCCACTCCTGCTTATTAGTTTCTTCTGGAAGTTCCGGAAGTAGATCCTTCCTCTGCTTGTACTTCTTGGCACTGGTGCAGCTGGCCTTGCTTACTGTCGATCTGATGCTTAGAAGATAGAATATTCTAATCTATCTTTGAGTCAGTGCTTCTGGGTTGGTCTTTTCTGGGTATTGTTTTTATTATCCTGGTTTGTCTGGCCTCCTTTGTTCTTACTTGCTATCATTTTACCTTTTCTCTTCCCCGTTCAATAGAGCGTTCCTGTATAGGTTCCTGCCCAATAGAATGTCCCTGCACAGGAAAGAGTTAACGCAGGTATACCTTGCGGTCATGATGATTTACTTCAGTAGTATGTTTCCGGGTTAACTCCTTATCACCCCACCACTAAAAATCAACAACTTCTTCATGAGGTTAGACAGCTTATTAAAGTTGACCCTTATTTTAAAGACGAGACGGCTATGATAACCACATTTTCAGCCGAACCTTATGTTATTCCTGATTTTACATTCTAGTGTGTTGCCGAGAACACTAAAACTCGTGGTCATGTCGCAGCTATTTCTAATGTTGACGCCTTATACGCTGTCAAGACACGAACTGTTCTCCCCGCATTTCCTATTCTTAGTCCATCCTTCCGATCTGCTGTTTCCTTAGTTGTTGAGCGTTACTCACAACTTTTGAAAGCCACTCTCCTTGATTCTTCTTACGGTAGTTTGAATGATAATTTTGATTCTTTCTTGTTGGGTGTTGAGTCATCTAAAAGAGAGTCTTATAGTCATGGCTGGGCTTTGTTTAAAGACAGTCCTCGTCTTCCTCATATCGGGAACTTACTTCCAAAAAGTGATGAAGTCACCAATAAGGATTCGGGCCTTCGTGTTATTGTTAATCCGATTATAACTACTGAGGTCGTCGACGCCTTCGTGATGCATTTCTTTTGGAATCTTGTTAAGTCTACCCCTGAAATTTTCTCTCATATATCCGCTAGTCGTACTCCCGTTTCCTTAGCTGCACACTTTACTTCTGCAGCTTCCGGGATTATCGGCGATTTTGACGTTTATTCCACCGATATTTCTCGAAATGATGGTTCCACCTCCCCTATGCTTCGTGAGATTACTTCTGTCCAATTGATGAAGAACATTGTACCTGATTTGATGCTCCGGCTTGGATTTCCTTTTGGCATGACCCGTATTTTCCTTCAACATCTTTCTGACCCAAATTGGTCCATAACTATGTATAGAAAAAGTCGTGGCCTGTTAAAGAATAAGTCTCCCAAGCTTTTTTCATTCAAGAGTGATCGTGTTATCTCTGGCTTAACTTCTTCCACCACTGTTTAGAATACTTTGTGCCTTCTTATATCTAAAGCTTCTGTTGTCCCATATCATCTTTGGGGGCATGAGTTGATGGGGGGAGTTCTACCAGGTTCTTTCTGGCCATTATAGTCTGGTGACGATAATATGGACCTTGTCAGCTTGCCCTTGAAGCAAAGTTATGATCGCAACTGTTCTAAAGTTTATGACAGTCAATCCTTAAGTCAAGTTTCTGAGACTGGATTAAAGTCAGTCAGTACTACTGACATTCTTTATCCCAAGCCACTTGACTATTTATCTCATGTTGGAGCTATCATTCCTGGTGTTGGAGCTGAATTCCTTCGTCAAGTTGACAGAACTATCGCCACCGGTAGTGTATCAGTGTCACACGTACCTCAACCTTAGCGTAATGAGTGCATTACCCGTGAGATAGAGAGTTGGTCTACCGGCATCATGGGCTACTCTGAAATACCGATTTGGCGTCGCAGCGCCTACCCCCACGAACTTCCCTCTTTGAAGGTCGCTA